AGCACTACTATGACCACACCAGCCGATGACATGCAAGTTAGTGGTAACCACTACAAGGAGATGCCCATACAGCCTTGGGCTGTGATGGAAGCTGTGCTTACGCACGAAGAGTTTGTGGGCTTTCTCAAAGGTAACATACTCAAGTACAGCCTACGGGCTGGACACAAAGAGGGTAGTGATGACGTAAACAAAGCGTGGCACTACAAACAAAAACTCATGGAGGTAACCGATGGTCACAACACCAGAAGCACGGGTTAAGAAAGTAGTCAAGAACACGCTAGACCTGTTGAACATATACCACTTCTCCCCTGCCGCTAATGGCTTCGGGCGGGCGGGTATCCCAGACATCATTGCTTGCTCTAACGGACGCTTCATCGCTTTCGAGTGCAAGGCGGGCAAGAATACAACGACCGCTCTACAAGAACGCGAACTCAACAAGATACGTTCAGCCAAGGGGCTAGCGTTTGTAATCAACGAAGACAATATGCACAACATAGAGGAGCTATTAACATGGAGCCGACAAGACACACACTAGGACAAACCAAAGAAGCCTTGGAGTTCATGACAAAACTTGACCAGCTATCAGAAGAGAAACGCGATCACTTGCGCCTGATCTTCAAAGGGTTGGTTGACTGTTGCTTGGACGACAAGATGCACGGGGTCGTGGTACTGGGGCACGAGGACAGCCACGCGGGTATCTTCACCCTTAACTGCAACGAGATGGAAGCAGCGTTCATACTGAACCAAGTCACGGGTAGTTTCAACGATATGAACATGGCGGGTGCGCCAGCCAAGGAGATGTTTAATTGAAACCATTCGACAGAATAATAACGATTGACTTTGAGACCCGATGGGCTAAGAAGGACTACACATTATCAAAACTAACAACAGAGGAGTACATACGTGACCAACGATTCAAGGCATTTGGACTATGCGCCCATGAGTACGGGAGTGATGAACCAATTAGATGGGTTAGCGGAAGAGACTTACCTGAATTCTTTTCTGGAATCGACTGGGGACGAACCGCCGTGCTTGCGCATAACGCACAGTTCGATATATCCATCTGTGAGTGGGTCTACGATATTCACCCAGCCTTTATCTTCGACACGCTATCAATGGCGCGAGCTTTACGTGGCGTGGAAGTTGGCAATAGTCTCGCCAGACTCGCAGCGGATTTTGGACTACCAGCAAAAGGCACCGCCGTTTATTCAACTGATGGAGTTCACGAGCTACACCCCACGCTCGAAGGAGAACTCGCTGAGTACTGCAAACATGATGTGTTTCTGTGCGAAGAAATATTCAAACGGTTGGTTGTATCCTATCCACAGAAGGAGCTAAGACTCATAGACATGACGCTCAAGATGTACACGCAACCAATGTTAATTCTTGATCCCAATATGTTGACCGATGCCATACTAGAAGAAAAGGAGAAGCGTGATGAATTATTACAAAGGCTCGGCGTGGAGGAAACTTCGCTCGCGTCGAATCCAAAGTTTGCGACCTTACTTGACGCGCTTGGGGTGGCTGTCCCCACCAAAGTCAGTAAAACTACTGGCAAGCAAACGCTTGCGTTGGCTAAGAACGATGCGATGTTCCAAGCGTTACTCAACGGTGAACGTGAAGACGTTGCCCTCCTTTGTGAAGCGCGCCTTCGGGTTAAATCTACCACCGAGCGCACAAGGGCTCAGAGATTCCTCGACATTAGTCAACGCGGTGCCTTACCAGTTCCTCTCTCCTACTACGGTGCGGCGACGGGTCGTTGGACGGCAGCCAAAGGCTCGGCCATCAACATGCAAAACCTCAAGCGTGGTTCATTCTTACGCAAAGCGGTTATGGCTCCCCAAGGTAGCCAGCTTGTCGTTGGTGACTTATCGCAGATTGAACCGCGAGTACTCGCGTGGCTTTCGGATTACTCAGAGATGCTTGAAATCTTCCGGTCAGGAGGTGACCCTTACGCAGCGTTCGGTGCGCAGATGTTTAACATACCCGGACTTAGTAAGGAATCGCACCCAGATTTACGGCAGTCTGCGAAGAGCGCGCTCTTGGGTTGCGGATACGGTTTGGGCTGGGCTTCATTTGCGTCCCAACTCCTTACTGGCTTCCTTGGTGCTCCGCCAGTCAGGTACGACATGGCTTTCGCGAAAAAGCTGGGTGTCACGAAGGAAGTTGTTGAGCGTTTCATAGACTGGGACGAGAACGTCGAGAAGATGCGGGAGATTCCCCACACTTGTAGCGAGAAAGAATTGCTCATCCACTGCGTGGCTTCCAAGAAGATCATCGACATCTACCGCTCGACTGCTACGCCTGTGGTTGACTTTTGGGGGATGCTTGGACAACTCATTGAGACGAGCCTGTACGGGGGCAAGGAGTACACCTACAAATGCCTGACGTTTAAGAAGGAGGCAATCGTTCTGCCCTCTGGTATGAGCCTGCTGTATCCTGACTTAAAGCGCACCAAGGACGACAAGGGTAGGGCGCAGTGGACATACGGACAGGATTCGACTAAACTGTATGCAGGTAAGATAACAAACAACATCACGCAAGGCGTAGCAAGATGCGTGATGACAGACGGGATGCTCCGCGTAGCAAAGAGATATCCAGTCAAAGGCACGGTACATGACGAGTTGATCGCCGTTGTGCCAGATGCAGAGGTTGATGACGCTAAGACTTGGGTCTTGGCGCAGATGACTATGGAGCCACGGTATATGCCGAGGATTCCACTAGACGCTGACGGTGGCGCGCACCGTAGATACGGGTTAGCAAAACAATAGGAGAAGCATGCAGATACCAAAGAAAATTAGAGTCGGTCATAAATGGTACAGCGTGGAAGTTGTCGAGGCTATGGCCGAGAAAGGTTACATGGGCAAGGTTTACTACCCTGAACAAAAAATCCGAATCGGTTTAGCCAACACACAGACAGGCCAGAAATTTAAACAAACCGATGTAAACGATACGTTCTGGCATGAGTTAGTGCACGCAATACTTGACGACATGGGGTATGACACCTTAAATCGTAATGAGCGATTCGTGACGGGTTTTGCCAAGAGATTAACCAAAGCAATAGAGACTGCGAAATTCAATGACTAAAGTTGTTTGGAGCCACAGCTCCCTTAAAGACTATGAAGGCTGCGCTCGTCGCTACCACGAAGTAAAGATTCTTAAGAAGTACCCCTTCAAAGAAACCGAAGCCGTGTTGTATGGCAAAGAGCTACACAAAGCAGCCGAAGATTATGTTGGTAAAGGGGAGCCGTTGCCCCAACAATTTGAGTTCATTAAAACTACGCTAGACGCGTTGATGGCTAAGCCCGGTCGCAAGTTGGTCGAGTACCAAATGGCGTTAACCGAAGACCTACAGCCCACAGGTTGGTTTGATAAGGACGTGTGGGTTCGGGGTGTGGCTGACTTGTTGATACTAGATGACGAGAACATGACTGCATGGGTGGTTGACTACAAGACGGGCAACAACAAATACCCTGATCGTGAGCAACTCAAACTCATGTCTCTCATGGTCTTCGCCAACTTCCCACACATTCGAGAAATCAAATCCGCCTTGCTATTCGTAGTTAAAAACGATATGGTTAAGCACGCCATGACCGTTGACCAAACCGATGCAGAGTGGTGGAGATACAGAGAACGCGTCGGACGCATAGCGGCCTCGATGGACGCTGATGTGTGGAACCCAACACGCACCCCGTTATGCGGATGGTGCCCAGTTAAATCATGCGAATTTCATAAGGAGCACTAGCATGACACAAGTAAATGGCAAACGTGATTACAAACACGCATACAAACTACAAAAGAAAACAGGTGAAACAGACGATCAACTTGAGCGCCAAAAGGCCAGGCAGTTGTATGACAAGAAAAAGATTGATCGCTCTAGCAAAGACATCGACCACAAAACACCACTGCGCAAAGGCGGCAAGACCACAGCAGGTAACTTAAGACTACGTAATAGAAGCGCCAACCAAGGCGACAACAAATAACATCAGAGAAGCAAATGGAAATAATCGAAGACAAAGCACTCTTACTACGAACCAGAACCCCAGAAAAATACAGCATCATTCCACGCAGTCAGATCGTTGAGCAATACGATGATGGGTCTGCGGATGTTGCTGTCTTCTGGGGACTGGATGAAGCACGCGTGCTTAAAAACATGGGCGTTAAAAACGTACCATCCCCCATCACGAAACGCTACAACTGGCCGGGCAAGTACAAGCCTATGGAGCACCAAGTTACAACGTCTTCGTTCCTCACACTACATCGCAAAGCGTTTGTGTTCTCCGAACCCGGCACAGGCAAGACATTGTCGGCGCTATGGGCAGCAGACTACCTGATGCAACGCGGTGAGGTTCGTAGGTGTTTGATACTGTGCCCGCTCTCCATCATGCAGTCAGCGTGGATGCAAGACTTAAACGCCAGCATCATTCACCGTAGCGCAGTCATCGCACACCACCCACAAGCATCTCGTCGCATCGAGATGGTTCAACAAAAATACGACTTTGTCATCACCAACTACGAGGGCTTGAACCTTATAGCGGACGAGATAAATTCCAACGGCAAGTTTGATTTGGTTATTGTGGATGAGGCAAACGCGTACAAGACCGTTACTACTCGGAGATGGAAATCACTGCAATCCATCATCAAACCCGATACCCTGTTGTGGATGATGACTGGCACGCCAGCATCGCAATCTCCTGCGGATGCTTATGGCTTAGCGAAGTTGGTAAACCCAAGCGGAGTCCCGAAGTTCTACACAGCGTGGCGGGATCAGGTAATGAATAAGGTGACGCTGTTTAAGTGGGCACCGAAAGCAAATGCGGCGGAGCAAGTGCACGAAGCGCTTCAACCCGCTATACGCTTTACCAAGGAAGAGTGCTTGGATTTACCACCTGTTATAACGATGACCCGCGAGATTATGTTGACACCGCAACAAAGAAAGTATTACGACTTACTCAAAGAACGTATGCTCATTCAAGCGGCGGGCGAAACAATCAGTGCGGTCAACGCGGCGGCAGGTGTCTCCAAACTATTACAGATTTCATGTGGTGCTGCTTACACCGACGACGGTGAGGTGGTTGAGTTTGATGCTGCGCCCCGCTTGTCGGTACTGGAAGAGATACTGACAGAGACCTCAAGGAAAGTAATTGTGTTTGCTATGTTCACTAGCAGTATCGACGCCATCATCAAACACCTTGCCAAACAAAACATACCAGCAGAAATGATTCGTGGAGACGTGCCGGCATCCAAGCGTGGTGACATCATCCGCCGATTCCAAACTGACCCAGAACCCCGCATCCTCGTGATGCAACCACAAGCAACCGCACACGGCATCACATTGACCGCCGCTGATACAGTTGTTTTCTACGGCCCACTGATGTCTGTTGAACAGTACATCCAGTGTATTGCCCGCGCTGACCGGAAAGGTCAGACTTCCGACAAGGTTACAGTTCTTCACATAGAAGGTAGCCCGATAGAGAAGAAGATGTTTAAAGCATTGACTTCCAAAGTGAGTGACCACTCACTCTTAACACAGTTGTTCGAGAATGAAATTAAATCTTGAAAGGAGTTTGCAAACAAATTAATTTCGTGTACACTGTCAAACCTTAGACAAAACATCAGGAGAAAACAAAATGAGTGACCAACCAATTCCACTCGACAAATTAGCAAAAGTCTATCGTAGAATGCGCGACCAAATCTCTGAACTGACCAAGGAGTACGACACGAAAGTCGAAGTACTTAAGGCACAACAGGAAGAGGTAGCAAACGCTATGAAAGAGCAAATGCAAGCGCTCGGCGTAACATCCGTTCGCACTGACCAAGGCACCGTAGTCCTGTCTGTCAAGACTCGCTACTCAACCGCCGACTGGGACTCATTCAAGAAGTTTGTGACCGAGCACGATGCACTCGACTTGTTCGAGAAGCGGATTGCCCAGACAAACATGAAGCAGTTCCTCGAAGAAAACCCCGGTGTCGTACCCCCGGGACTGAATTCAAATTCAGAGTATGACGTATCGGTACGCAAACCTTCAGCAAAGTGAGAAACTAAATGAGTAACGTAGCAGTATTTAATCCCGCCCAACTCCCAGCGTTTGCACGCACGGGCGAACTCTCTGACATAGCACGAGCCCTAGCGGGTGGCGGTGGTGCTAACAACGCTGGCAAGCGTATCTCCATCAAGGGCGGTGTGTTCCGTCTCTTGTCCGGTGGTAAGGAAGTTGCCGCTATCGACGAGCGCTTCCTTGATGTGGTGATTGTTAAAGCCGCCCCTAAAGTGGCACGCACCTTCTATGCCAAGGCATACGACGGTGAAACAGTTTCTGCCCCTGACTGCTGGTCAAACGATGGCGACAAGCCAGATGCCAAGTCCAAGAACGCGCAGTCTGATACCTGTGCAAGCTGTCCACAAAACGTGGCTGGTTCCGGTACTGGACAAAGCCGTGCTTGCCGTTACCAACAGCGCCTTGCTGTTGTCTTGGCTAACAATGTTGAAGGTGACGTAATGCAGTTGGCTTTGCCCGCTACATCCATCTTTGGCAAGGAAGACGGCGAGAACCGCCCACTCCAAGCGTATGCCCGTTGGTTGGTTGCCCAGTCAGTTGACCCTAGCATGGTCGTGACCCGCATGAAGTTTGATACTAAAGCCGAAGCGCCCAAGTTGCACTTCAAGGCTATGCGTTGGTTGACTGATGAGGAGTATGCGCAAGCCGCCGATCAAGGCGCGACAGACGATGCGGCTAAAGCCGTTGTGTTGAATGTGTCTTCACAGGACAGCAAACCTGCTGACGCCATCAAGGGACTTGCTCCTAAGAAGAGCGTTGCTCAGTTAGCCGACGACGAGGCAGATGAGCCACCAGCACCAGCACCGAAAGCCAAGGCTAAGCCCAAGGCAGTTGAGGTTGAGGCGGAAGACGAGCCAACCGTACGCAAGGAAGAGAAGAAGCCTAGCGCCGTGCCCGGCAAGAAGTCACTCGCTGACGTAGTCGGTGCGTGGGACGACGAAGACTAAGTAGGAACGGGGGCTTCGTGCCCCCTCTTCAACCATGCCATATTCACAAAAAATTATTGACGAGATTGCGAAGACGCCTAAGTCTTTAGGGACACAGCTAGGGCGTTGGGCAATCCACCATGACTTTTCGGTGGTGCGTATATCAAAAGCATTGGGTGTTACACGCCAAACAGTTTACAACTGGTTCTTGGGCAAAGACATCTTCCCCGCTTATGAGTACCGCGCCGAAGTCCTTCTTGAAATATTACAAAAAACAAAATCAGCCGATGAGGCTTGGAGAGAAACATGCAAAGTATTCAACCTAAAAACCTAAGTAACACAGAACTAATCCGTATTGCAGCGGATGAACTTGACATGTACGGCACATTGCCGGACACATGGCAGAAGGAATTGTTGCGCCGTTTTACTGCACTAGCGCCAGCCAATGAGTTCCCACCCATTGACGAAAAACAACTAAGCCTCTTCTACTAAGCAAAACCAAGGACTTTCATGAACCCGCTTGAATTCCTAGCGGTGGTTTTGCCGTCTCCGGGTCACGGGGCGTATTGCACGGCGGAACTGTCTAAGAAAAAAGAACATCTATTCTCGGAGAACTTGGATGACTTTTACCCCAAGGTTGACACTTGGGTGGAGCAGAAGGCTGATGTATTTTTTGCATTGGCTACATTCGATGACGCAAAGAAACGCAAGGCAGAGAACGCCCGTTTCATCAAAGCGCTGTTCATCGATATGGATGGGTATGACACCAAGAAGCAAGCTGCATACGCGCTTAAAGCATTCCTTGCCGAGACTGGCTTGGACTTACTTGGCACGCCGTGGATTGTTGGCTCTGGTGGAGGGCTGCATTGTTACTGGCCGTTCAATGAAACAGTAGAGATTGCTGAATGGAAACCGCTTGCAGAGAACTTCAAACGCTTGTGCAAGCAACAAAAACTCAGCATCGACATGACTGTGACGGCGGACGCCGCTCGTGTGCTACGCATACCTGAGACGTTTAACTTCAAAGCCAAGTACGAAACCCCACGCCCAGTCAAGTTACTGGCAGAGGGCGACACATTTAACTTTGAAGATTTGAAAGCTCACGTAGTGAGCCAGTTAAAGAGTATTGCCCCAGTCTCTGCACTGACGGCTCTGCCCGGCAAACGCCCAACCAACGCCCCCACCACGCCCCTGTCTACGACTGCCGTGACCCTGTTCGAGAACAGCACGACTAAGTTTGGCAACATCTTTAAGAAGACTAAGGCGGGTACAGGCTGTGCCCAGTTGCGCCACTACGCAGAGAACGCTAGTGATGACGGCATGGAGCCCTTGTGGCGTGGGTGGTTGAGTATTGCTAAGCCCTGTTCGGATGCAGAGAAAGCGACAATATGGTTAACGGAACTGCACCCCTACACGCATGAGCGTATGCAACAAAAGCTGGCCGAGATAAAGGGTCCCTATCCATGTGTCAAGTTCGATAGTGAAAACCCCGGCATCTGTGATGGCTGTCAGCACTTTGGAAAGATAACAAACCCACTGGCGCTTGGACGCGAGATCATGCTCGATACCTCCCCTAAAGAGATTGAAGTGCATGTACCGACTACGAGCCCATCGCTCCATGAAGAAGTGCGTAAAGTACTTCGCCCTACCCCACCTAAAGGATACGCATACGGTGCGCGTGGTGGTGTATTCATGGAGAAAGAAGACGAGGATAGCCAAGGCAACAAGACCAAGCGACAGATCATGATCTTGCCGTACGAGTTGTTTGTCGTGGACATTCTTCGTCACAACGGAGAGCACACAGTGCACATGCTTTGCATGCGCCCTGAAGGTGTTGAGACAGTCACCATGTCCCAAAAGGCTGTGGTGAGTAAAGACGAAACGGTCAAAGCGCTTGCGCTTCAGAACGTAATTGCCTCTTATGGTTCGGGCAACGACAAGAACCTATTTGATTATGTAAGGGCGAGTGTGGAACAAGCAAGTACTGGGAAGGCCCCCGTTAGAGTGCCTACAAACTATGGCTGGCAAGAAAACGATACGTTCGTTTTTGCTGGGAAGATTTTTTCTAAGGGTATGCCGCCTGTAAGCGTGCCGATGCCGGGTCTGGAGAACATTGTCTCCAACACCAAACCAACAGGAACGATTGAGGCATGGCGCACATTTGTGCAGATGCTTATTAAGAAGGGGATGTGGGAGCACCTAACAATCATGTTGGCTGGAGCAAGCGCTCCGCTGATGCGCTTCACGGGTATCTATGGCATCACATACCATTGTGGTTCGACTGAGTCGGGTACAGGCAAGTCGCTTGCGCTAGAAGCCGCCGCTTCCATCTGGGGTCACCCAGTCCACTACCGCACGGGTAAGAGCACATCGCCTGTTGCCATGCAACAGCGTCTTGGTTTGCTTTGCAGCATGCCTTTGATTACTGATGAGTTGACTAGTAAGAACCGCGCTAACTTTGAATGGTTGCCTGAGTTCCTACTGGATATGACTGAGGGTCGGGGCAAGGAGCGCATGGAGTCAGGCGCTAACAAGGAACGTATCAACTTGTCGACATGGATGACCAACGCGATCATGTCATCTAATACCCACGTCGTAGACGGCTTAACTGGTGGACGCAAGCACTCATCTGAGGGCGAGTTGCGACGCTTGCTGGAATTCATCCTGACCCAAGAGTTAGCGTGGGAGCCATACGAGATCGAGGTCATCAAGTCGTTGCATAGCAACTACGCAGTAGCAGGCCACATGTTGTCGCAGTACATGGTGGACAACTTAGACCGCCTACATAAAGATGTACCTGATTCTGTCGTGCAGATGTACAAAGAGTTTGGCGCTACTAACGATGAGCGTTTCTGGATGGCTGGCATCGGCACCATCATCATGGCGGCAGTGCTTATGAAAGACGCGGGCGTTGTGAATATCCCAGTCAAGCCTGTGATTGCTTGCTTGAAGAAGGTGGTGCACTCGATGCGGGGCAACATCAAGGCCAATGTGCGTAGCGCGGAAGATGTGTTGAATTCCTATGTGCGTGAGAGTTATGGACACTTTATTGTCATCCGCAACATGGAGTCAGGCATCTTGGCAGAACTTGGCGGTGGCGGAGAAGTTGACAAGGCTACAACACGTTCAGAAATTATGGGTCGCGTTGAGCACGGATTCACGCCAGACCACGTAGACTTCTATATTGAGGAACAACTGCTTAAAGCCTACTGCTCGTCAATGAGTTTTGGTTATGCGGACTTTAAGCGTCAGTTGGCAGGGCAGTTCACCGTGTCGCATATGGCTAAGAAGGACATGACTGCTAAGACTCAAGGCCCCCAGATGCGCGTGTCAGTGCTCAAGATAAGCCGTCGAATTTCTGATATGGACAATGAAGCTAAAAATACACTATCCGTGGGATCAGACTGAGAAGGGGCAGGGGTTCTTTGTCCCCTGCCTTGATACGGATGCCGTGCGCGAAGAAGGATTAAAGCAAGCAGTACGCCTGCGTATCCTTGACGCCAAAGCCTACCCCTCAATCCGCAACGAACTTATCGGGGTGTGGTTTCACCGAGTCGGGGTAAAGACCTAATGTCTGACGCCCTTTCAACCATACGAGCAAACTGAATTTTGGCTTGGCGCACATCATCGAGTTTTTTACGTTGCACTTCTGGCGTCATGTTAGAAGCTCTAATAGCTTGCTCCATCTGAGTCAAGTCCTTCATAGTAGAGGTGTACATATCTGCAACTTCTGCTGCTACATACTCGTTACCGCGGGTGTTAATAAGCTCCATCGCTCTGGCTCTATCACCTTTGTTTATGGCTTCATTTACAGATGCCTCTACTTGCTTATACTGCCCCATGCGGTCGTACACACGGTTAATAATGGCACCAGCGTCATTTGGTTGGAACGCTCCACCGACAACAGGCATTTCAGACAGACGCTTATACGCGCCTTCTGGCCCTTCTCTTTTTGGCACGCCCGTGCTTACGGCTTGTAAGAAAGCCAACCCCATCGTACCGGTATAGCCTTGAACCAATTGCTCTAGCACAATAGGCGATACACCCGCTACTTTACCAACAAGTTTAGCGGCTTCGGTTGTGTTAGCACGGAACTGATCTTCTGGCAGTAGTTGCTTTTCATGCGCTGACAAAATGTCGCGCCCTGTGTAAAACGATTTGCCAAGTCCTGCTTCAATAGCGGGACGCAACGCTTGCGGTATACCATAGGAAGAGCCTCCGGGAATTGTGTTTTGCATAATGCTGCCAAACGCTTTAACTGCTTCCTCACCGCCGTGCTCATTTACCATGGTGTTGTACAACGCTTCGGGTAAAGCCTTAAAGATGTAACCAATTTCAAACGGTATTGGGATGCGAATAGGCTCATCCACACCGGGCAAACGCATAAACCAGTTGCCGTATTTTTGTTCTGGTGTAGCGTTCTTATAGGCTTCGTCGTCTTGCATCATTGCGGTGTACGCTAGCGTACCGGCGGCTAACATCATGCCCCGCGTCATTAACTTCTCTTGTATTTTAAGTTTCTCGTTGAACGGCAGTTTGCCAGTCAACGCTTTGTATAAAACATTCAAGCCTTGAATTTGTGAGTTAAAGAACGGGATAAGCGAGTTAATAACATGGATGCTTGGAGATGCGCCACGTTTGTTAAAGTTCATAGATTCCAACGACATCAGCGTGGCTTCCATCTCGGACAAACCCTGTTTGATATAGCTGTTGTACTGAGCACGGCGAGTCAACGCATCCGCTTCCATAGAGATAGCTTCAAACTTAGACACCAGTGAAGACCAGTTGGACTTGCCAGCCGTAATGTCACGCAGGATGTTTGTTAAATCTTCGCTTGTTCCAGTAAATACTTGGCCGCCTGTGATACCACGGCTCTCCAATGTGCCCTTGGCAGCGCCACCTATTTCTTTAAGTGCGCCCATAACAGGTGTAAAGTCTGCGCCAGAAATTAAAGGTGCGGCTAACGAGTCACGAAATAACTGCTTAGCGGCATATAACGGTGTAGCAGTAACAAGTTTGCGTAATAATCTTGCAGGAGCACCAAGCACACGCAAAGCAAACGGCATCTGGGTAGGAATACCTTCCATGCCTTTAACTAAGATGTCTGCGGGTATACCAACTTGGTCAGTATCAATCAACGCAAACCGGTCTTCTCCGTCTACTTTAAATTTAACAACGTCAGGACCAGCTACTTTAGCTTTGCTAATCTTTGCCAAGTCTAGGTTGACCAACTCCAACACAGCGTTCTTCGTGGCTATATTGCGCAAGCCCATGTCGGTCAAGATGTTTGTGTTCTGTACCGAACTGGTTAAGAAATCAATGATTGGTTCATCGCCACCCACTAATTCTTTTAGATAAGGTTGTTCAGCAATACTGCCAACACGGATTGGATTTTCACCACCAATCATTAATTCAGCTACACCCCCACGCTGACGATAAAACGGTATGTAGTCGTTGGACTCAGACAAACGCGTAGCAACTTCTTTAGAAATAGCGCCAGTCTGTGCAAGGAAACTAATCAGTCCCTTGTTGTACTCGTTGTACTCCATGCGCGCACGCTCAAAATTTTCTTTTAATCCGGGCGTGTCTTCAATAGCCTTCATGGCTTTGTTCAAGTCTGCTTGAGTTATACGACCATTAAAGTTTAGTTTATCTAAGCCAACACGTTCAGCACGCTTAGCAGCTAAGAACATGGTAAACAACCGATTTGCAGCATCTGGACTACCAGCGGGAGCATCTTTCAAAATGTCCACTACGCCTTTGAGGCTTGGCCCTTTCTTGCTTTCAATCAAATACTCAGTCTTGCCGTCTGCACGTTTCTTTTCCACGATTTGCAGAGCGCCGTTGCCAACAGATTGAGCCGTAAAATTCATGCGTTGGTCGTACATGCGCAAGTAGTACATCATCTGTGAACCCTTGAGCGAGTCCATTAATTTAGACAAACGCTCAAAACCAGCAAAACGATCAACTAACTGCGTCTCAAAGGCTAAGCCACTAGAGTTAGCGCGTATGGTGTCAATGACCCCTTTTTGTTTAGCAACAAGTTTGTCCGCAATATCACCCGCCGCCGCAAGATCAGGGTTTGCGTACTTAGGAACTGTTCTGTATAAGATGCCAGACGTATCAACTTCGCCGCCTAGACCGCCTTCGCCTTTTTGTACATAGCGTCTAGCGTTAGCTACGATTTGACGTACAGCGTTATCGCTAACAGTCTTGGTACCAAACGTACGGCTAAACCAGTTCTTAATGGTATCGAATATGCGGCGCAAAGCGCTGCGTGTATCTGGAGTCGGCTCGACGCCAGTCTCTGCCATTTCAGCCAAAACTTCTTCCACCGCAACTTCACGGCTCAAATTAGGTTCGGCTTTCATCTTGGCATCGGCTTGGTTGCGCACCGTTTCGTTGCCGTTGTAGATGTTGTTCATGGCGCGGTTGTAGCTGTCGCCTAGCATCTCACGCAAACCAAAGTGACCGGCAATCTCGTGGGCAATAGTCAACGCTACATCTTCGCCTGTGTGCAAGTTAGACGCCACCATGTACACGGTGTTGGTCTTTGGGTCATACAGACCGGGGATCATGCCAGTCTTATTATCGCGTGCAGCCTGATCTTGGATGCGTTGAGGCAAACCAGTCTCGTCGTCTACCACCACAACTTCTGGCGTAATTTTCCAATCAGCAATGATGCGGTCAACAAGACGCGTAACCTCTGCCGCCTTCATACCGGTGCCACCTTGTGTGGCTGTACGGAACAGGCTGTTTAAATCTGTGTCGCCAGCCTCAAGTTCACCAACCGGAGTGCCAACATCCATTGTGTCCATGCGGACAATCTCTTTACCGACTGTGCGTACCTGTTTCTTTTCTTTCTTAGTCTGTTTACTTTCTGTAACTGCGGCAGTTTGCGCTATAGACAAGTCTTTAAGTTCTGCGCGCAAGTCCGCTTTACGTTGGGTAGCCGTAGCCTTTGCGGCTTTCTGTTTGGCTTTGCCTTCTTTGGTTGCAGACGGATTGTTCTTGATGTACTCAAGTTGGTTCTCAATAGTCTGTAACTCGTTGCGTACTTTGGCAATCTTCTCCAGCACAGACATTTGTGCTTTAGCGGCGGCTTTTTCCTGTTGCGCTACGCTTGGCTCTTTGATAGTGGATACAACCGCGCCGCGCTGTGTACGTGCCACAGCGCCCATCTTACGTTCGGTCAACTTCAATGATGGCAAGTCAAGACGCATGCGCAGTCTTGTAACGTCTGCTTCCAACGCCGCTTGCTGTGCACGCTCGTATTCCTCAAAGGCTTTAGTCTCCGCCGCGTTCTCTGGCGTAATGCTCTTGAATGGGGCGTTGTTCAGTATGTCATTGATCTTGTCGTAGTGCCCTTGAATGCGATCTGCAATTTTCTCTGCCGCTTCCATGTTGTCTGCTTCAACTGCTTTGGTATAAGCGCTTTCGTCTTTACCGATAATCCCGCGCAGGCCTTTAACTTGGCGTTGTATAGCAGGGTCAGACGTATCGCGGTAACCGCGAGTAACACGTTCGACAGGAGCGGCTTCCGCCATCTCACGCAAAGTTTGTTCTTTAGGCTGTTTGGGTATCTCAAGTCGTGCTTTTTCTAATGCGTTCTGTGCCCTGACTTCTGCGGCTTGCGCTTCGGTTACGCGGTCTTTGGCGCGTTGGTATTCACGATCGGCTTTCTCGCCTTCTCTGACCAACGAGTTGCTAATAGTGTCGTCGGCTTGATCTTTAATAATACGCTCTTGCGTAGCTTTGGCAGCATCTAAAGCCTTTTGCGTAGACGCTACGCGCTTCTCGGCTTTCTTAAGTTCTTTTTCGTAGAAGTCCAGACCAACACTAACCTTGGTATTTTTTGGTTTTAACAAGAACTGTTGCACGATGTAGTCGTACAAACCTTGAATTTCGTCTAACTGTTTTTGTGCTTTTCTATGAGAAGAATCAATTTGCTCAACCATTGTGGCAATACGTATACGAGCCCCCATACGTTGCTTGCGTATAGCATCGGCTGTCTTGATCGCCATCTGTACATTAGAGTCTGCGGCGTTTACCTTAGCAAATGCAGCTCTGGCTTTTTCCAACGGTGTCTTGTTGTTAGCCGCTTCAACTTTCTTAGCAAACTCATCGGCTTTACGGGCTTCATCTTCAACCTTGGCGGCAATCGTTGCGGCACGCTTGGCTTGGAACTCTGCTTGTTTCGCTTCCTCGGCAATAGTAAGGCGTAGTTTTTGTACCTCACCGCTATCCAAGAAGTTCATGAAGCGTTTGGATGTGGTTCGGGTTACGCCTTTCTCTGACTCACCGGGGAACAGTTCGTTCTGTCCTGTGTCGCTCACACCTGCTTGGCGCAAGTCCGCCAACTCGTCGGTAAGTTGACGCGGCATATCTAAATCACGGCCTGTCTCAACTCTACGCAACTGCTCCCGCGCCATGTCCTGTGCTTCGGGGGATAAGTTTTTGTATTTAGCTTGTAAGTCTTCTAACGTTTTTGTCTCTGCTTCGTCGGCACGAGCCAGCGCGGCTTTAAATTGTTCATCAAGTGAACGCTCTTGTCCTTGGAACTGCGTACGCAAATCTGGTTCGACGCGCTTTGGTTCTGCCGGAGCTTTACGTTCTACAGGCGTTGCTTGTGCGCCAGACGCTTCATCAATAGTGTCACGCACCTGTGTGCGTAATGAATCAATTGCCGCAGAAAAATTATTAAATACCCGTTTTCCTAATGGCGCACGGCGTAGTTCTTCTGTAGAACCCCGCACAACCTTGTTGGCACGCATCTGGGCTTTCTCGCCCACCATTACAGGCTTTTCAAACAGCCCAGCACCGCGCTCAATGAGTTCTGTATAAAGTTGTTCTAACTTACCGACAGCTTCTACTTGCTCCTGCGTAGTTAGTGGGGGCTTACCGGCTTGAGCACGTCGTGCTTGCATTTCAGTCAGCGCCATGCCGATAGAAGTATCTTTAACGCGTTCGGCTACATCACGCAACGCTTGCTGACGCTCTGATGAAACGTCTTGGTTACTCTCCCGCACATTGTTAACAAAGTTGGCTAAACGATCAAATGAACCAATTTGCTTTTGCATCACGCGTTGCACGCGGTTAGCTGCCATAGCTTCGGGAGTCAGGCGTCCTTCAATACCAGCAGCACGGGCGGTATCTTTAATATCTAAGTCTCCGCCAGTCTCTGTCTCAGGCACACCCAGATCATCCAAACGCTTACGGATTTCTTGTGCGCGAACTTTGTTGTTTGTAATGTCTGCGTGGGCAAGTTGTGCCCTTAACGCATCAATCTCGTCAACCTTGTTAAGTTTTGTTGTAGATGCGCCAAGCACCACACGCCCAGAAATAGGTGTGTCTTTCTTAAACAGTGTGTCTACTAATTGATCGACTTGTGTTGATACTTGCCCTTGTCCTACTGTACCAGCGGGTCTTTCAGCAATACGTTGTAGGGCGTTCTTCTCTGGGGCCAGCATGCGGTTACGTTCTGCATCGGCTGCTGCTTGTCTGTCTTGCTCATCACGCAAAGCAAACAAATCTTGCTCTTGTCCTTCAATAGCCTCAGCACCGGGTTTGTATACACGCGCACCAAATGAACTTTTGCTCTCAGACACGCCACCTGCGGGGCGGTAATCTTCTTTAGCAAACCCTGTTGGAACACCACCATACTCGGACAATGCTTTCTCAAGGGCTTTAATTTCTTCGCGCTTCTTTCTAACTTTGACAGGATCAATACCTTCGCCGGCCATATTGGTCAGGTCTGCTTTTGCCTTGTCTAACTTAGCGGCAATACGCTGTGCTTCTTGCTCTTGGACGATTGGATGACCAGTGTCTTTTAATAACGACGTAACTTTGTCTTGTTCTTTTTGCAACATGTCACGCTCATTGAGCGTGCGATCAAGAGCGTCATAATCTTGTTTAGCGGCTGCTTCTGATAGACGCGTCTGGTTATCCTCCAACAACCCCTGCATTTCTTTTTGTTGTTGGAACAACGCTAAGGCTTTGGCGTTCTTATCTTCTTCGATTGGGGGCGCTGGGTTAATTGTTTCTGTTTGAGCAAAACCGGGAAGCCCTTGCTGTACGCCGGGGGCTTGTTTCATCTTCTCCAAGTCCGCTTGGATTTGTGTTTGTCTATCGGCGTTCTCTTGAGCAACGCGTTGCTGTTCTATTAAAGGTTTGATGCGGCGATACTCCGGAGCCATCTCCGCAAGTTGTTTACCTAATTCTTTGCGTTTAGCTTGGGCTTCTTTATACGCATCTTTTTGATCAAATGTGGCGTCAGCACCGGGCTTTGGCATTTTTAGCGCGGTGTACTGCGCTTGTAAGTCATTAAATTTTTTACCAAAATCAACCGCGTACTCGGGGGTTTGTTTTTGCGCCTCAGCCGCGGCTTCTTCAGCCGCTTTCTTTGTTGCCGCTTCTTCGTCTAAACCCATCTGCTCAAGTTGAGCCTTACGTTTTTCTTCGGCTTCCTTGGCGGCAACTTCTTGTCTTGCCGCACCCTTGTCAAATGTCCTACCCGCCGCACCTAACGGAGCCAACAACCCTACTTGATATGCTGTTTCGCCATATTCTTTAAGAGCATCTGGGCTAGACAATGACAAACCTGCTTGTGCCCGCTCCAACATTTGTTGGGCAACTTCTGTTGGAATTTCTGCGGCAAAACCTGTGGCGGTGCCTTTAGTTAAAGTTTTTAATAGTGTTTCGTTAGCCAGTTTCTCAGCATTAGCGCCTCCTGCCAACAACAGTTTCTCGGGCAAACCGGTCATCTTACTGACTAGTCGTCCACCAAGCGGAATAAATGTACCCGCAACATCAAGCGCGGCTTGTGGAACAGCGGCTGCGGCGGCGGCACTACGACTAACAGGAGCGCCTTCTTGAACTTGACGTTCAACGTTTCCACCAAACTGGGTTAGCAATGAGGGCACTAACGCTCCGCCAACACCACCAACTACCGCACCGACAGGACCGGCCAAAGAACCAAGCGCGGCACCAGCACGAGCACTGCCTACCGTAGCGGCAATATTAGGGGCTTGTTCTGCTAAAGCGGCAGGGATTTGGCTTAACGCTTCTCCAGCCGCGGGTAAGATGCCACGTTTTTTGTACGTGTCAATAACTTTGTCAAGACTCACCTGTTCGGCATAACGCGAACTTATGTCGCGTCCGCGTTCTATTCCTTCACGGCCTGCTTCTTCTGGAGCACCTAGTAAAGAACTTACACCCGTGCGGGCTTGGGATAATAAAGACTCCGCACCTTTACTAAGCGCTGCGCCAAGGCCTTCTTTAGCTAATCCAACACGCTCGTAAAAGTCGGAGATTGGCATCTCCGGATAAAACTTGTTATGTAGTGCATTTGCCAGTTCCTTATCGCTTAACTCGTCATACTGCGGGTATTGCTGGCGTATTTCACTAATTTTCATAACTAGCCTTTACCTAGGATTCCTAGTGGGTCATTTCGTGGCGCCCCTTGCTGTGCTATGGCTTGAGGCATTTTTATACCGAAGGCGCTATACGCATCCATACGGTATTTATCTCGCATCTGATCGTACAGACCCGGAGATTGTAACAACGCCATTTTATTGTTTTTTGACCAATTATCAAGTGCTTCTTGTGCAGCTTTTTCCGCCGATTGAACTTCGTTCTTTTCTTTGGCTCCACGTTCGATTGCGTCTGCGTAAGCGCCGTAGTATTTACCCATTGCTTTACGGTACTCGGATTCGCTTGACGCTTTTTCTGCCGCAGCAAGATCGCCAACTGTACCAATACCGGCTTCGCCTGCAGCCCCAAGGAATCGTGGGTCCTTGCTTGCCATCAAACGCATACCCATCAAGAACGCTGGGTCTTTAAACAAACTAGCTAATCCACCACTTGTGGTCTTTTCACCAGTTGCTGGCGCGGCAGCCACCGGTTCTGGTGGTTTAACTTGGACATCTTCAGCAGCGCTACGTTGTGCGGATTCAATACGTTTAAGTTCATCAGGAACTTGTGGGGACAAACGATCTGTTGATGCGGGTACTTCTTCTTTTGGTTTTTCGCCTGTTGGGTAGCTAACAATACGTTTACCCAGTTCTGTCATTTGTTGCCCGTACGGCATCTGATTTGGCTGTGGTCCACGATTAGCGGGATTCATGATAGCGGCGGCTAATCCAGTATCGCTTCCAACCTCGTTTTGCAACATTTCCAATTGTTCTGGCGTAGCATTAGATAGGGCATTAGCTGCGCCTTGCGCAAGAGTTGCGCCTCCCATACCAACAGCAGAAACTGGAAGCGCGGTAGCCGCAGCACCTTCAGCCGCAATACCCAGTTGTGTTGCTGGACGTAAATTACGGAACATAGACCCCGTACGTGTAGTAGGGCCATACGTGTTATACAGTCCGCGAATTTTATCTAACGCTCCTATGCCAGCGCCTGCCAGTTGCGAAGCCGGAATAATTGCGCCGGTTCTTTGGCTGGTTGGTACGTTTTCTGTAGCGGTTGTATCTGACGCGGCTTCGGGTTTCGTTGCTTGTGTGTTTCCAACAATTTTTTGTACTTCCGCCGCTTCGGCAGACCCAACAGGCAAAAACTTTACCATGCGCTCAGCCACGGATTTACCGTAACCTTCAGTTGTAGGAGCTTTTGGATTTTGTGGGTCGCTGACGGCTTTGCCCTCCATAAGCTTTTTCATGCCCCCCGGACCACCATAATAGTAAGCGCCAGCCAACACGGGGTTGCCGTTAGATGCGTCAAAACCTTTCATGGCATAGCGAATACCGGCACGCATATTGTCAAACGGATTTTTAGGACTCATGTCAGCTGTGGCCACGTCTTTCCATGCCGCGCCTCTAACTTGCATTGGACCAGCAGCACCACGATTTGACGTTGGGGCGTCTGCTCTACCACTAGATTCTTGGCCGTGAACAGCTTTGGCAAACGCTCTACGTAGTGGGTCAGTAATGCCTTCTTCGTTTAAAGCTTTTTCAAACAAGTCAGCGCCAGACATGCGAGTTACGCTACCTTCATCGCCTGCAAAACCAACAATCCCACCGTCAGCCATGCGCTTTAAGTTAGGAGCCGCTAACTTGCCAATGCCCATATCTTCTGGAAGTGCGCCTATGACGTTGCCCATTGGGTCAACTGCGGCCATACCTGCAATATCTTGGTCAACCACTTTAGGTGGTTGCATGCCAGCCGTTTTTGCTTGTTGGCTGGTTCGTACCTGTTTGCGGGTATTGGCTTCGGACAACGCTAACGACACCGTATATGGGTCGTTTTTATTTTGCATGGCGTACTGTTGAAGTTGTTGATCCGGCATCATCCGGAGTTTTGACGTGATTTGTTGGACGTTAATCATGTTAATCCTTATGCCATTTGGTGAATTGCTAACTCAGCCAAACCTGCTGGGCGCTGGTCTTTAATTGCGCCACCGTCAGCTTTAAACAAAGTGGGGAACGCATTACCAACCGCGGCTCCAGTTAAACCAAGACCCGCCACTTGAGACAACATGCTGGGGTTCGAGTACACAGACTGTGTTGTTTGGGACAAAGGTAACCCGCGCAACATGTCAGACATGTAAGACAACTGTTGATATGGATATTGTTTTTGCGCAAGGAAGTCTTGATACTGCTGGTTAAGGATGTTTTGCTGTTGTTGCTGTTGCTGAACACCCATCTGCCCTTGAATACCAAGAGTCTGTGCTTGCTGACCGAACTGCGTAGCACCAAGATTGCCCAATGCCCCCGCGCTTTGCAAAGCCGTTTGTAATCCTTGCAATCCAAGACCCGCGCCAAACTGGCGAGACTGTTCACCAAGTTGTGCATTCTGTTGATATTGATTAGCCGCTTGTCCGTAGGCGTTGTTGTAGCCTTGACCAATAATGTTTGCCAAGCCCATGTTGCGATTGCGTTCGTTCTCGGCTTGCATCAGTGCTTGCCTACTTCCTCCAAACGCCCCAGCGCCAACAGATTGGCCTTTTGCTTGGTTACCACTAATGTCATATGCACGGTTGGCTTCAGCAATCTGCGGAGCCAAAGACATCTGCAAGTAGGGGTTCATGTACCCGCCTACTTGGTTCTGGAATTGCTGGGGTCCAAACTGACCCGGCTGATAGTTTGTATTTAAAGCACCCGCACCCGCATACCCAGCCAAGTCTGTAGCCGCGCCTATCTGCCTTGCAGGACCTAAGTTTTGTGCGCCTTGAAATGCTTGTTGGCTAAGCGGAGTAAAGTCCGCAGTGCGTTGACCGGGATACGCCTGATAAGGGTTCTGGCTTGTAATCGCTTCCGTTTTACCTAATAGCGTTTCTACATAAGGCCGCGCATAGTCGGGTATCGTGGTTTGCGATATATTGGTTTGGGTTGGATCTGCCATTTCTTTTCCTTATGCGGGTAAATACTTAGCCGCGTTAGTGTTCTTAGCCAGTTTCTGTTTGCCTGTTGTTTTTGCGCGGGCTTTTTGAACTCTGTCCATCATCTTGTACAACTGTCTAGCACCGGCTTCAGTCGAACCGTTACCCAACTCAGAGACGATACGGGCGGGTACTACAAACTCACCATCGGCAAGTCGTGCGGGTTGATGGTTACCAATCTGCGCTGGGATGGAATCAGATACGCCATCACCGGGGCCGCGCAATAAACGACCACCATCAGAGTAGCCGCCAAGCGAACCTAGTCCACCACTTGCAAGCATTGCAAGACCGCCGTAGGCCATGTGTGGATGGTAATTAAATTGACCGTTATGGTAAAAACCCCCACGAGCGTCGCCACCACTACCGCCACCATCGCCACCAGAACCAGAGCCAGAGCCACCATCACCACTGCTACCGCTAGAGCCAGAGCCACCATCACCTGCGGCTCCGCCACCTCCACCACCGGTTGCTCCGCTATCACCGGCTGCACCCCCGCCAGTTGCTGCACCAGCAGAAGCACCTTCGCCACCTGTATCGCTACCCATACCAGTAGAACCAGCGCCAGCAGGGCCGTCAGCGCCAGCGGCTGTACTTGCACCAGCGGCAGTAGCCGCATCACTTTCTACGTCCATACCGTTTGTAGCATTAACTGAATTTACGCTGGTAGAAGACATTGCATCCATCATTGCAGAAGCAATCGCTGCTGCCATAGGAGAAATAGATTGGTTAGATATGGCGTAGCCAATATCACCCATAGTAGAACCTGTTGGGGAGCCCGTGCTGTTTGAAGAACTGCTACTGTCTGTGTTTCCGCCACCCCCGTTGCTACCTGTGTCCGAACTACTTACATTACCGCCACCAGTATCACCACCCATACCACTGCCATCAGAAGCCGTAGAAGAATCCGTTACTGAAGCGGGGAGAAGTTCAAAGCGGCCTGTAGCTGGATTAAATCTATAGCGTGGTAATTTGCCATAGTTAACTGAACCGGCTGATGGGTCAAAACCAACGGTTGAGGGGTTGTATGCGTATTTTTGTAAGTTGCCGTACAGATCAGGTACACCACCCTCCGCCATTTTTATAACGCCGCCTTCTGCGGCATACTCGGGACCGGGCGCTTTGTAAGGAGTCTGGGCAGTAAAGTTACCCGTCATCCAGTTGCGTTCGCTTGTGTCTTCGCCGGGACGGTACTGTGTACCCACCATGTTTGTAGGTGTAGTAGGGCGGGCTGTGTATGTGTATGGTCTTATCAATGAAGGTGTTTGTGCAGGCGGTTGGGTCGTAGTTTTGACCATTTTTGCTGCCAATATAGGAGCTGTCGCGGCACCTAAAATACCCGCCCCTTTCATTAAACTACCGCTACCAAGGGCGGCTAAAGCATCTTTGGGATTACTTGCGGCATAACTAGCACCCGCGCCTAACTTATCTACGGCAGACATGTTATTGGTCAACGCACTTGCTTCGGATAAAGGCGTACCCGCCGCTATTTCTGGGGTATACCCTGCATTAGATAGAAGCGATGCTTGCCCCATATTAGACAACCCAGCAGCCAAACCTGCGCCACCATACGCGCCAAGACCGGCCATTAGTCCTTTACCTAAATCACCAGAAGACAGTGCAGAGATGCCGCCGTACGCTAAGCCCGCTTCTGCCGCAGTCAACCCAAACCCTGCTGGACCCAAAGCCGCACCTACTAACAGAGGGGCTACACCCGTTTTACTAATAGCACTGTTGGGGTTTAGTGGGTTTAAATCACTAAAAAAGTTGGCTTCAGGGAGACCCGTATCTGGGTTAACAGTTAATGAACCACCTTGTGCTCGTGCAACGCGTTGTAACTTATCGACTTCGTCGGGTGTTACGTGCATAAGCATAGTGTCGCCGTGTCGACCATGCTCGGCTAAGTGTCGTGCTAAATGGGATAGGCTCATTTTTGCCTCGTAAATAGGGGGTTAATCGAGTTTATCATGTTCACCCAACTTTCCAAACAGTCCCGTCAGAATAAACAGGCACCTTTACAGCGCCTCCAGTAACTACCGTTGAGCCAAATGCGGGAGCCAAAGCGTCCGATACAAAGGCTCTAGCCCCCACACCAGAAGTTGCCGCGCTGGGTAGCGTAGCTACTGTATACACAGTAAGCGCTGGGATTACTCCACTAGCCGTACTAAGTTGGCCTAAGATATTGTCAATCTGGTTGAAGTACAACCGCAAGACGTTGTTTAATTGGTTTATGTAGTTAATGTCGTACTCAGGCGTAGCCGCAGGTAGGCGCGGTTGAACTGCGCGGTTGAGTTCAAATTTTGATGTGACGATATAACTCATCTACGTCCGTCCGGTCTGATGTCGATACGAGGAGCGCCAAGTTGCCACTGCACACCAATAATGTTAGAGGTAATCTTCATCTGCATTTGACGCCCGCGTATACGGATATACAACTGCCCCGTGAATTGATCAACGTTAATAACGGCTGGAGCCGTCCCTGTATACGTCACATTGGCGTTGCCTGTCTGCGTTATGCCTGAGCCAGAGTTGTTTAGCCCCTGTAAATACATAGTTACTTGGGGAGTCGTACCGCTTGTGGAGCCACGGAATGTCATATCAGGAATCATGCGATAGACAAACGCAAAGTTATGCCCATCCCCAATATCAAACTGAGCGGAAGTTATAGACGCCTCTATAGGCAAAGTTGTACCTGTCTCGTTGTCATCAACGCCGTATTCTTGGTTGACGACGTTGTAGCTGTATGTTGCCGCCAACGGGTAGTTGCGCAGCCCAGTATCGAGCCATGCGGTTCTAGCCATTGTGCCGTAGTACCAGACATCTTCAAAGTAGTTATACACCACATACCTGTCTACTGTCGTAGAAGTTTCAGAACAATAGAAGAACCACACCTCATTAAAGCCTTCATTGGTGCTGGCAAATACTTGGTCGTATTGTTGGGGGTTGATGTCGCTATAAATAAATTGGCGCAAGTCGCAACGCAGAGTTTGAATCCGTCCATCGTATTTGTAAAACTTATCCACGCCCATCCAGTAAGTAACCCCCGATGCAAGCGTTGCAGCATTTGGCCCAGCAATAGATACGTTGTCGCCAAGAAGCTGAGTCCCCCACACATATGGAGGTCCAAGGTATTGCAAAGAATAAACTGATTGGTCTGTATAAACCAAAATTTCCTGACGGCTTTGTACAGTGGTAACTATTTTGGAGCCGTGAGATAACCGCACACTACCTGCTTGGTTGGTGACTGCGGGATACCATGTAGTCAAAGATTCTTGGTCTGACCAACGAATTAACATCGGATCAAGCACCGTGCTTCCATAGTCATTTGTACCAAAGACAAGCACAAACCGACTGGCGTCTGACACAGTAAATGCGTTTTGAAAGAGTGGCGCGTACCCATCCGAGCCTGTTAAAGAAGACAGCAATACCCCACGCTGGGTTATTTTTTGCGTACCACTTTGCGTACCAGTTGTGTTTATGGATGCCCCACCTGATGTAGCCGCAAGATTAAATGTGTAGGTTGAAACATACTTGGTGTAATAAGTAACGCCCGGAACTAACCCCGTTGGTAACCAACCCGTTGTAGAAAACGTAATGGGCGTTCCATCCGTAAAAGCTACAGTAGAAGTCACTACGCAAGGGGTAGCAATCGTCATTGTTACGGACTGTCCAGTTACGCCTTGTATAGCGTCCCAGTAATACAGTGGTGCGCCGCGAGGTCCGTACAGCAGGTTCTGCCCCCAGTTTATTTGGTTCCATATACGAAGAGCGTCTGTTGTCGCAGTGCCGATACCCCAAGAGCCTGACCCCCAAGTGCTAGACCCCCAGCCCGTTAGTGGCACGGCGTATGAGGGGCCAGTATTAACTTGATAGACCGCGTAAATTGTTCCGCCACCAGCGGAACTAGCGCTGGCTGTACCTGTAACGGATATGGTGTATGTAGTAGCACTTACATAGGTAAGTTGGTATTGGGTGTTACTTGTAATAGTTATCCCGTTAAACGTAACGGATGCCGCCCCCGGAATGTAGTAGGTGACGTAGTCATTGTTAACAAACCCGCCATTGGTATCTTGTACTGTTACTGTAGTCGTTGTGCCTGTATTAGTTGCCGTGTTTGTTGTGAACTTGTTTACCAGCGTGTTGGTGGTCCGGACCGGTGTGATGTCGTTATATGCACCGCCACTCTCGATGTAGAACTTTAAGTTAGTGCCTACTCCCAGCAGATTCAAAGAAGCCAGCGTAATCCAGTTCCACAAAGAACGACAGACGCCCAAAAAAGAAGCAGAAGAAATACGTTGCCACCCACCAATTTTCTCAGGCGTGCCTTGACGAAAGCGTACCTTGTCGGATTCATACCAACCACCTTCATTTGTATAGCGCGTGTTTTCACGATTGACGCCGGGTTTTAGTTGAAGTTTACTTAGTGGCATATTACTTTGTATGGTATTGGGCTTCTGTCCAGATGCCTGACTTGTATTTACCTTCTGGTTTAAAAATTGTCAACTCTTGCTGACGCATCTCAGGCGCAAAGGAAATGTGCATCCAACGTCCATACTCGTGAATCATCTGGTCAAACTTAATACCAGCCTTCAAAACAAGCTGACATAGTTCGTGAGGAGTATGAGCAGAAGAAGAGCAGTCAATAGCCCAACCATCCATGTGGCTGGATACTTTAGAACCGCCAACAGCAAGATTAACGTCGGGCAGGCGTAACCAAGAATTAACACGCATAGGGCCAGTGACATTACGCACCTC